CAGGCCGCCCAGCTCGACGCACTGTTGCAGAAGTGCAGCCCAGTACTTCAGGAGAACTTCAAAGCCAAGTACGGCTGTGCCGCCAACGTCTTCAAATCCGAATTCGATGCCGTCTCTGCTCGAATCAGCAAGTCCGCCAGTCGGCCGCAGGAGTAAGCCATGCAAATAATCACTGAAGTTGAGCAGGGTTCGCCGGAATGGCTGGCTCTGCGCTTGGGTATCGTCACTTGCTCGGAACTAGAGTGCTTGCTTACTAACGGCAAGGGCGAGGCCGGTTTCGGTGTCGGCGCCTTCACCTACATGAACACCCTGATCGGCGAGCGCATCACCGGCGAAGCTGCCGACCCGTTCATGGGCAACCGCCACACCGAGCGCGGCCACGAACTGGAAGGTGTCGCCCGCAAGCTCTACGAGCAGCGAGAGGAAGTCGAAACCAACCAGGTGGCGATCATCCTTAACCACGGCGCCGGATACTCGCCTGACTCGCTGGTGGGACCTAAGGGCCTTACCGAAATCAAAACAAAACTCCCGAAGTTCCAGGTTGAGGTGATCCTCTCCGGTGAAATCCCCAAGGAACACGTCGCCCAGTGCCAGGGCGGCCTGTGGGTCTCTGAGCGTGAGTGGATTGATTTCGTTTGCTACTGGCCCGGTATGCCGCTGTTCATAAAGCGCGCCTACCGGGACGAAGCCATGATCCGCAAGCTGTCCGAGCGGGTTAAGACCTTCTATGAAATCCTCGAAGATCGCATGAACCAAGTATTGGGGATCGCAGCATGATCAGCATCCTACAGAACGAAGTAGAACGCCTTCGGCCGGCATTCGAAGATATCGCGGCCAGGACTGCACTGTTCCTGGCAGCGGGTGGCAAGATCGATGAGTCAGGCACGTCTAAACCTCGGCCTGAAATTCTCTCCGGCCTCAAGCAGCCTCCGACCTTCTACCGGCCAGCGGTAAAGAGCGAGGTCGAATTGCAGGTGGCGAGGATCCGCGAAATGGCCCCGACCACCAGCCGCCGTGACATCTGCGACAAAGAGGGGATCACCCTTGGCGTGCTTAAGGGCATAGCAGGTCGGTACGGGATCACGTTTCCGATCAGGCCGAAGCAGCCAAGCCCGCCGAACAAAGTGGATTCAATCAGGGATGCATTCCTGGTCATTCGAATCGGTGAGTGCATCGCCGCGGGGGTCAGTCGTCAGCAGTGCTGCATCAACCTCAAGATCAGCTCAACCCTGCTCTACCGGCTGATCAAAGACTACGAAATCGACTATCCCAAGCTGAAGCCTGCGTTCCGATGAATAAACGAGTTCAGCAACGCAAACGTCAAACCTGGCTCGCACTGCCGGCCAGCGGAATAGAAGAGGTAGGCCATGGCCAAGACTGTGCAGGAGCGCTCAGCGAAAACCGCCAGGAAGCGCGCGGCACTTGCCGAAGAGGAATTGAGGCTCAGGGTTCGCCCTGGCACCCGCCAGGCGCTGGCCGACCTGATGGAGTGGTCAGGCATTACTGAGCAGGGCGAGGCGATGACGCTGATGATTCATCACCTGCACGCGATGGGCTCCGCGAAGTGCCAGCCACTGCTGAATCCGCCGCGCCACGAGATTGAGATATCGCAAAACGTGGCGCGGGAACTTCGCAATAAAAGCCTTCTCGCCATCCAGAAAGACCCGGGCGACGAGATCATCGAACCCGCATAACCCCCCCCTACTCGCTGCATCCGGTATCCCGGAGGGTTGCCGTCTAGCCCACCTCGGACCAAATGGTTTCATATGGTTCGTGGGTTTGCTCAGTCCTGCACCACCGCACGTCACAAATAGTACAGGTGTAAAAACCCATGTCTTTCCCAATTGGGTTGCGCTGACCAGTCTTGGAAAACCCATCGGCAGGAACACCATCGTCAATCTGATGCATGGAAATCTGGCAGCAGTCATTGATACCCATATAGCTCTCCTTGATCCGGCTCCATGCCGGTCACCCGTAATACCCCATATCACTGAACAGCGCCAGCCGGCGAGGCAGGCGCGCGCCTGGAGGTGCGATATGTCTACCCCCCCCCCAACGCATCAAGCGTAACGATCTGTCGCGCAGGCGCATCCGTAAGCGCGTCCTGCGGGCCTTCAAGTCGAGCTTTCGACTGAAAGGCGGGCCAATTGAGTCGGCATGGCTGACTACGCCGGGAACCATGGTGTTCTCGCTCGGCGAATGGCGCGGACACTACAACGCCAAGAACGAATGGGTGGCCCTATGACCCCTCATGAGTTCATAGAAAAGAACGTACACGACGAGCTACGCAAGCAGGGCTTCAAGGCTGGCGTGTGCTTCTCAGTTTCGCGTGATGCCGTGGACTACTACCGCCAGCGAAGCATGTTCAGCAAAAGCGTTGTGCTGGATGTGCTGGCTTGGTCGAAGAAGCGCGCCAAAGAGCTTTCGCGATAACTCCCCCACTCCACCGCCCGGGCATGGCCCGGCTAGGAAATAACTGTGTCCGAAGTAAAGCGTTTCCGTGCCGATCACCGGCACGTCGTAGAGACAGAATTCGACGATGCGCAATTCGTGGGTGTTGCGGACTTCGACCGGGTAACCGCCGAGCGTGACGCCCTGCAAGCCCTGCTGACCGCAGCGGATGAGCGGCCGGATGTGCTGGAGGGGTTGTTACAAACGATTAACGCTAAGGCATCAAAGTCGCACATCAGCCAAAGTCTTTGGCGGCTGAAAACCGACATGGCCAATATTGCTCAGGTTACTGAAGCCGCACTCAAACCAGCAGAGCCCGCCAAGGAAGGACACGTCTGCACTGGCTGCGGCAACAAGGGGTGGACGGCGAACTGCAAAGAGTGCGTGCCGTACTGAACCCAACTCCCCGCCTACTGCTGGTGCCTGCTGGCACTGGCACAACTGATTTGCTGAATAACCACCAATTCATCTGACGGGAGTAAAAAAACGTGAAGAAGCCGTCAGGCCTTGAATTGCTAAGTGACTCCACTCATATTCAACGGATGGAAATGAAGGCCACCAAAACCCTAAAGCTCCGGGTCAAAGACAAGCATGCTCGCCTGCTATCTGAATGGGCGAAAGCAGTCAACTTTACCTGGAACTACATTAACGAATTGAGCGAACGCTCCATTCGAGAAAAGGGTGCGTTCCTGTCTGCTTATGACATCCAGAAGTACACTGATGGGGCCGGCAGCCTTATCGGCCTGCATAGCCATACAGTCCAACAGGTTGGCGCTGAGTACGTCGCACGACGAAAGCAATTTAAAAAGCGTCAGCTTAAATGGCGGAAAACTTCTGGGCGCCAGCCGCAACCTGGGCTGGGTGCCATTCAAAAGCGGCTCTGTAAAGTGGAAAGATGGAGTCATCACATTAAATAAGCAGGCTTTCAAGCTGTGGGATTCATATGGCCTTGCCAATTACTCTTTGAGGTCCGGATCATTTAATGAGGACTCCCGCGGCCGCTGGTATTTCAATGTGGTCGTAGAGGTGGATCGAAAGCTGTCGCCAGGGTCATCGTCGATTGGTATTGATCTCGGGCTTAAGACCACAGCCACTTGCAGCGACGGCGATAAACTCTCGAGTGGGCGATTTTACCGAGACCTGGAAAGGCCGCTGGGTATCGCTCAGCGAGCAGGGCGCAAGGCCAGGGCTCGAGCAATTCACGCGAAAATAGCTAACCGTCGAAAGGACGCGCTTCACAAATTCAGCAGCGCTCTTGTGGCGCGTTGCGGATTTATTGTAGTCGGCGACGTAAGCTCAATGAAACTCGCTAAAACCAATATGGCAAAGTCAGTGCTTGATGCTGGCTGGGGCCAATTGAAAACGATGCTGGAATATAAATGCGATCACGCAGGCATCTTATTCAAGGTAGTTAGCGAAAAGAACACCACCCAAACCTGCTCGAGCTGCAAGCAATTGCCAGACTCGAGGCCGAGAGGTATCGCAGGGCTTGGAATAAGAGAATGGATCTGTAGTGGGTGCGGTGTCACTCACGATCGCGACGTAAACGCCGCCAGAAACATTCTTGCGCTCGGGCATGAGCGTCCAGTCGTGGAAATCTCCCTCTAGATCAACTGATCTGGCTTGAGAAGATGCCAACACCAACCAAACGATTGAAAGCTCAACCCCTCTCTGTAACCCCTCCCCGTTCAAAGTCAGCCGCTATAGCGGCAAGGACGAGTGTACCCATGGAAAAGAAAAAGCTCGGGCCGGACCATTTCCGCTACGTCGATGACATCGGGCCGGACGGCCTTGAGATTCAGTGCGTCACCTACCAGGTGATAGGTGAGACGGCGCAGTGCTGGTACATCGCCGATGAATATACGGTGAGCATGATCAACGGCTACCAGCATAGCTGGACCGCTGAAGCCGTGAAGAAGCGCCGTAAGAGGGTATCAAAGGATCCCAGCGGCAAGCGTTTCGCCTACCCGGACAAGGCGCATGCTCTCCGCTCCTACAAGATTCGCAAGCAGCGTCAGCTGGGGCATGCCGAACTCACCCTGGAGCGTGCCCACGCGGCATTGGGTTACTTCGGTGATCTGTCGGTGAACGATATCCCCGCCGCCGACAAGCTGACAATCCCGAATGAGCACATCCAGGGCCTGGGCTGGGGGTACTGCTGATGATCGCCACCCTCTGGTTCGCCTACGTCTTCATCTACAAGGGGTCGAGGCCATGAGCAGACAAGTCACCGAGCGAGACTTCCGCATGCCCGAGTTCCGGGATGCCAAAGTCGAGGACTACGAAATCCGAGCGGACGGCAAGGTAGTGCGCAAGGATCGGTGGGAAACAGGAATCCACCAGATTAAGGGCATCGTCGGATCGAGTCGCGGCGAGTTCGAAATCGACGAAGTGGTCGATGCGGTACGAAAGCTCAGGGGCAACTGGGAAGATGCCGATCCAGATGAAGACCCAGGCCACCAGACGATAGATCTACGCCTTTCCTGCGGAACGGTCCTGGCGCGATGCGAGCGTGGACCCGGCCAACTGCCTTTCACCTACCACTGGCAATTCGGCGCTATCGACTTCACCCGTATTGACTTCGGCGCCGATGTCATCGAATGGCAGAGGTCCCCCGAAGCGACCGACGCAACAGCCTAACCCCAATCCCCCTACATGCCTGCCGGTGAGCGGAGTCAGGGCAACTGACTGTCGATCCATCGTTCAGCTGCCGCCATTGCCTCATCAAGCGCTGCCGGATAGTCAGGCCAGGGGCCTTCCAACTCTGCTGCAACCTCACCCAAGCCATTGATGGGTGCTGGCTCAATGATCTTTGCAGCAACAGGGCTCTGGTCGTTCGGGCGACGCCAATCGAACTTGAGAAACATCACGTGGCCCCGGTAAGCGTGCGCTATCGGAGCATCGAAGTTGTGTGACACGTCCATGCCTCATCACGAACTAAGTTGAACCCTTTTGTACACCGCTTCGGTCCTGTTTGAAAGATAGGCAGAAAGCTATCACTCCAATCCCCTATATGCCGCCTCGCGCGGCTAGGACACACCTCATGTTCGCTATGAAACTAACCCTGATACTGCTGGGCGCTTTGCTGTACCTGGCAGGAACACTCGGCTGGTTCTTCTGGGCCGGGCCCGGCCTTGTCGGCATAGGCACCACCGACGCACTGCTCTACGCCTTCGCCGGCACTTGCGCCTGGCTGCTGATCAGCTTTGGCCTGGCAATCCACATCATCAAGACAGCGCGGCCCACGGTGGGCGGCGGGAGTAACCCATGAGCAAAGTCACCCTGGATGAATGGGCGGCGGCCGAGTTCAAGACGCCGCCAAGCCCCAACACCCTGCGCAAATGGGCCCGAGAGGGCCGAATCGCGCCGGTACCGGTCAAGCACGGGCGCAACTACTATGTAGAGTCCGACGCCCACTACCAAGAACCTGATCAACAGCCCGCTCGGATCGTCGGCGGGAGCCTGATCAGCAGAATAGAGAGAGCACGCAATGGCGCCCAGGCCGCGTAACACCGGGTCAAAGGATCTTCCGCCCAATCTCTACCGCAAGACCGACGCCCGCAACGGCGTCACTTATTACACCTACCGCGACCCAATCAGTGGTCGCGTATTCGGCCTGGGCAGGGACAAGGAGGCGGCGATCCTTGAGGCCGTCGCCGCCAACCATGCAGACGCCATCAAGCCAACGCTTGCACAGCGCATGAGCACGCCGGCGCCAGCGCCTGGAAAACTGTTCTCGGAATGGCTGGACGAATACCGCGAACTGTTCGCCGAGCGCAAGCTGTCAGCCAGCAGCAACAAAAACGTGGGAATGCGGATAAACCGACTGGCGGCGGTGTTCGGCTCGAAGGGGATTAAGGACATCACAACGATGGATGTGGCCGATTACCTGACTGGTATGGCCAAAGAGGGAAAGGCGCAGATGGCCAGGGCAATGCGCTCGCTGTTGCGAGACGTGTTCGCCGAGGCTCAGGCGCGAGGTTGGGCAGACGCCAACCCGGTCGAAGTGACCAAGGCCGCGCGGGTGAGCATCAAGCGCGAACGGCTGACGCTGGAACTGTGGAAGGCAATCTATGAGGAAGCCAAGAAACCATGGCTTCGCAGGGCAATGGAGCTGGCGGTGCTGACTGGCCAGCGCCGGGACGATATAGCATCGATGCTTTTCAAGGACGTGCACGACGGCTTCCTTCATGTCGTTCAGTCCAAGACCGGGGCCAGGCTGCGGATCAGCACCGCGCTTTGCCTCGAGTCGGTCGGCCTGGATCTGTCCACCGTAATTAAGCAATGCCGCGACCGCGTTCTGTCACAACACCTGGTGCACCATGCACAAGCTTCGGGCCGGGCAAAGGCTGGCCAGCCATTGGTGCTGGACACGCTGAGCTCTGCATTTGCCGAAGCGCGCGACAAGGCCGGCGCGAAGCTGGGCATAAGTTTTGGGCGCCAGCCACCGTCCTTTCACGAACAACGCTCGCTGGCTGCACGCCTTCATGAGCTTGAAGGCCGTGACGCCCAGAAACTACTCGGTCACCGTTCGGCCACAATGACGGATCTGTACCGCGACAGCCGAGGCGCTGAGTGGATCGACGTGGCATAAAACCATGTGAAACTAAATATTCTTACCTTTATAAAAACCGTGTTCCAAGTCAACAAACACAACATAAAACGTATTAGTGCAGAAAGAATACTGTCTCTCAGCGCAAAGTTTATTGTTCAACGAAGATGGAACTAGAAAGCCCGCCAATCTGACAGCCCCTTCCATCCTGAACCTAGCCCATTCAACATCATGAGGAACTGAGACGGGATGGGTAAAATCCGAAGGAGCAGGGAATTTTTTATATATCTCAAGAATCGTTCTACTCCCTCCCCCAACACGTTGGTGCAGCCAATAACGAAGAGGGTGCGCGGAGTAGTTTTTGAGCTTCCCCATCAGAGCGGTAAGAAATTCACCCGCCAATTCGGTGGCGGGCTTTGCTAAGGGCTGACTTAAATCCAAGTAAGAAAAGTTAAATTTGCAGCGACCGATAAGCCCGCAGCCCTCCACACTAATTACTGGTAGCGTTTCGAGAAACGAGGTTGCCTTATTATTTTTAAATTTCGACTTCCTACTCAT